ATGATTGTAGAGGCCGCATATTTGAGACCAGAGCCGCCTCCCATTTCTTTAGTAGGGACATAAGATCCGATGACATCATAGGTATGGTTTGTAACTATAAGGGGAATATTTGCTTGACCAAGTTTTAAAGTGAGCATACGAAATGCACCTTTTACAAGTTGAGATTTGGTCATGTCTCTCACTTGTTTATCATCCAAAGCATCTCGTATTTCTTTCTCTGTAGAAAGCATACCTAAAGAGTCTAACACAAACATACAAGGTTTGCGAGTTTCTTCAGAACTCTTTAAATATATATCAACTGCTCTAAGTGCTTTAACCCTAAACTCTTCAATTGTCACCACATTAACAACAACAAGTCTTTTGAGATCAATTCCTCTAGACTCAAGTAATCCTTTATTAACTGCGGCTTCAGTATCAAAGTAAAGACAATAACCATCAGGATTATTATCAAGGAAGTTTTTAACCACAGCGAGTGAGAAAAAAGTCTTTCCAGTACTGCTTTCACCAGCGATAGCAGTGATCTTATTACCAGATACACCACCATAAATGGAACCGCTAACCACTGCATTAAAGATGTATGATCCTGTGTCGATGAATTTTTCGGTTTCGTCGATGTCTGCTGCGAGTTGGGTGTAGTCATCACCTATTTCTTTTACTATTTCTTTCAAAAAATCCATTAAATTACCATTCCATAAGTATCACGTAGTATTTTTTTATAAGGTCCGCCAGGATTATTATCTCTGACATCTTTAATTAATTTAAGTTTTTCATATAATGCAGTATCCCCACCCAAAGTCAGTGAACTGATAATAGTGGAAAGTTCTTTGTCGTTAATAGGCAAATCCATTAGGTAAAAAATAGTTCTAAGTTTACAGTTTTTTCGATGTTCCAACCTATGGCATCAAGAATTGCTTTGAGAGGTTCTACAAAACTTTTCTCAAATTGTAGGTCATAATCGATGTATTTGTCAAGACCAAGTTCATGAGGAAAATCTTGAATAAATGATAATACATTCTCTTGTATAATATTCGGTTTTTTAAGATAGAGAAACTTGACCTTCTCTCCATTAGCGATAAGTGAATATTTATTAGTCAACTTTTTCTGTTTGACATAATGGTTGAATAATAATGCACCCCGTATATGTATAGGAGTTCCTTTTGCATATATTGTAGAAGATGCAGAATACTTACGAACATCAGATGCAGTTCGAGGAAATGCTATATCTTCTGGTGGAAGTGTCTTAAATTCTTTACGACAAGCATCAATATAATCAATTACATCTTCTTCAGTTGCATTCATCATCAACTTGAGTGCGTCTTTAATCATTTTACGACAAGGTGCTGGTGTAGAAGATTTAACCGCCTCAATACCCATCATCTTGAGTTTAGGTTCTTCATATCGAACACCTTCACTATCCCATACATTCAAGATGTATCTTTTCTTAGCAGTCCAGATACCACGATCAGCAATGTTCTCCCTCTTCATAAACATCTTCTGATCATAAGCATTTACATAGTCGGCCAACGTTTGATAAGAATTAGAAATATATTTTTCAAATTCCACCTCACACACCTTGTCAAGGAAATCAACGATCCCTTTAACATTCTTCTCTCTGCCCTCGTATACCCTATCGACAAGATCACCCAAGTTGAGATAGATACTGTCAGTATCACTAGCAATAACATAGTCTTTACCCTCCGTTTTTAGTATTTTGTTTAGGTATGCATTCATTTTGTTTTCTATCCAACGAATAGAAACCTGACCAGATAGTGTAATAGCTTCTGCGTTGGCAAGTTTATAATAGCGAAAATATTGATTACCAATAGCACCATAAGCACTGTTAAGTTGAATTTTCCTTGCCATCTGGATGTTGTTACACCTAGCAATCTCTTTCTCAAGTGTTTTCGTTTTCTTTTTTTCATACTCCTGTTTTGCAGCAAGCATCTTCTTCTTGTAGATGGTGCGGTCTTTGTAAATTTTTTCCATGAGTTCAGGAAGGAACCCACGTACATCCTTCCTATATTGTGCTCCATTTGCACAAACTGCATAATCTCCATCAATCTTTATCTCTTGATTTAGTAACCCTTCAACGCTCGCACTGGGATGCCTAGTTTCCCTGAGTGTTTCTGGACTGATATTATACTGCATAATAAGATGAGGATACAGACTATTGAGATCAAAACTAACCACCCAATCATATTTGCCAGATATTGGTTCTTTGACATATGCTCCTGCATATTTTGCATCTTTATCAGTTTTTTCTTTTGGAGGTATAACAATATTCTTCTTTTTTAAATAATTGTAAATTATCGTATCCCACATACGAACCTGAGAAAATACATCAGCATAATTTGCCTTTGCGTCATATGCCATAACTATGGCAAGTTCAATCAGTTTCATCTTGTCTTCCAAACGGTCAACAAGTTCCACGTCAATTATATTATACTCAACAAACTTCTGCCAACCTTTTGTATAGAAGTCCTTAAACGTATCAAACTCAGAGTGGTCAAGTTTCTTCTGTCCGAGTTCAACACTAGCAATATAATCCAACCTATAAGATTCTTGTGCCTTGTAAGTAAATTTTTTATAAAGATTGAGATAATCAAGTTGAGTAACACCACCAATATCATATGTAATATTTTTGCGACCCATAATATGAATTTCTCTTTCAGTCACCAAACCCCAAGGTGATAAACGTTTCATCAACTTCTCACCAAGTATCCTATCTAAACGACGAGCCAAATATGGAATATCATATAATTCACTATTCCATCCAGTAATAACCTCTGGTGTATTGTCTTCAATCATCCACCAATTAATAAAAGAACGAAGAAGTTCATATTCAGTTTTGAATGATTTGTATATTACATTCTCTTGTTTATTGTTAAATGCACCTAATCCCCATGTGCGAATTTGTTTGGTATTATAATCTTGAAGAGAAATAAGTAGTATTTCTTCTGCAGCAGATTCTACATCAGGAAATCCATTTTCTGATGCAACCTCAATATCAATTGTGGTTATCTTAATCTGACTTGTATCAAACTTAATTTCATCTTCTGGATATTTTTCAGAAATATATTGATAAATAAATCTCTCATTACCATATACTCTAAAATTCTCCACACCGTCATACTTCTTTATAAACTCACGACAATCTCTTACAGAACCAGGTTCTACTGATTCTACATAATCTCCTTCCAAAGTTTTATATTTGGATTTATTTTTAGAAGGAACAAAAAGGGTTGGATAAAATTTTTCTCTGGTTGCAAAGTGTTTACCATTTTCAACACCACGAACCAGAAAGTTATCTCCAACCATTTGAACATTTGTATAAAATCTCATTATTTAATAATGTTCTGATAATCTTCAAGTAATGTAGGTGTGGGTTCAGCCAATGTAAGTATTTTATCAGAACTCATCATAAATTCAACCTCTTTAGTTAATCCGTCCAAAAATGGTTCCAAAGATTTATCATCTTTAATAACATAAGGATTAATTAAAAGACAATCAGGTTCTCCCAATTCAGAGGGAGATTCCTCAATTTTAGAAATTAACTTATAATGCTCAAGAACTACAAGTTTAATTATTTTCTGCATTTATCTTTTCCTCATACATTTTTCTAATTGTATCTATAGGTTCTACAATCGATACAATCCATTCTGGTGAAACAGGAATTTTTTCATCTTTAGAAAAAATAATCCAAGGTGCTAAAGAAACTTGCAAATCACTAGAAGTTTCTTTTTCTTCAGTGAGAACGATTGCTGTTTTTTTATAAGTTACAACATGTGGTTTGGCAAACAAATAACCACATACTTTATCATCAGATATAAGTTCTTTAAGATCTGAGATAATATGTTCACCTGATTTTAATAAAGCAAGTTTAACTGACATTAGTTTTGTTTAATAATATGGTAGGTTCCTATAGCCGCTATTCCTGAACCCACCAAAGGGGAATACCGCAGCCAGTATATCTCTGGCACATATATTATAGCAATAAAAAAGGGTTCCGTCAAGGAACCCTGATCTATCTCGAACTCATTTATATTTAGAGATATTCTTTACGAGCATGATGCTCTGGAATTACTTTACCTAATTTAATAGTTAGCATTCCATCCTCAAATTTTACATTCTCTACTTTTGTATCGTCAGAGAGTGCCCATTGTCTTGTGAAAGAACGTTGTGCTAATCCTCTATGAGCATAGTTCTCAGGTTCTTCTTTCTCTTCTTTATTTCCCTCAATAATCAATCTTCCGTATTCTGTATATACGTTTACATCTTTTTTCTTAAATCCTGCAAGTGCAATCTCAAGTCTTGATTCGTGATTGTTAACACTTATTAGATTATATGGTGGATAATTGGATGTAGGTGTATCTTCCCAAAATCTATTGAGATAATCATCCATTCCTATGCTGTTTCTTGTAATCTTCTCCATCAATTCTGGAAGATTTGCAGCGTGGTATCTTGCTAGTGTACCCATGATAGTAGCTCCTTATTAAGCGAGTTTGTATTTTGTGAATCCATTACGGCATTCAATACTAATTATAACAGTTTAAGTTTACACAGTAGTTCGGTTTTTACTCCCAATACTCACATTCATGATTACTCTTCTGATTTTTTTTTCTTACTACCTATATTGTATTTTGTTTCAAGTATCCAATCAGTTTTATCTTTATATGCTAATACTTTGATTTGATTTAATGGAGCAATATCTTGTATTTTACTTATATCACTAATACTAATTAATCCCCAATCAGCAAGAAGTTGAATAATTCTATTACGACGTTGAACATCATTCTGAGTTAGATTGGCATGTTTACCATCTAATGCAAATAGTTCTTTAAAATGTACAATAAAATATCTTCCTTGCTTATGAAGAATATGACATGACTGGTATATCTTTTTTTCTTTACGGGATGCTACTCCAATCCTCGTGAGAGTTTCTCTTACTTTTAGAAAATCATCTGGTTCATTAAGAGTTACCTCAACCATTTGATCAGGTGCCCATTTCACTACAGGTTCTTGAACCACACTCATTGTCTTCCTCCAATTTCAAATTTAGATCTTATAAAATTAAGTTGTTCTTTTGATAGGATTCTTAGAGCTTGTTTTGCCTTTTCGTTACTATAATCATAATAACGTTTTACCAAGTCAAGGTCTTTAATCTCATCTTTACGTAACCAAGGAGAAAATCTCTTCTTGGATCTGAGTGTATTTAGATAAAAATCATATTGCATCTTCTTTGGTAAAAAATGATACTGATTCATTTCGTTAGAAAACATAATCGCATCAAGATGTCCAGAGTAAATACGATTGATAATATATGGTGAATACTCTTTTTCTAATAAAGGATCTTCATCTATTAAATTTTTCTTTGTTTGGTTAATTGAATTTAACCAATCTTTAAGTTCCATCTTCATTATCAAAATAGTTAGCACAAGAGCAGACAAGATTACGATCTCCATAAACATTGTCTATTCTAGATATCGCTGGCCAAAACTTATTTGTTTGGTCTACAGGATACGCTGCTTCCTCACGACTATAATTATACACCCATTTATCAGAACTTACAACCTTTGCTGTATGGGGTGCATTTTTCAAAATATCTTTGTTCTTATCAATCTCTCTTCGGATACTTACCATTGCTGAACCAAATCTTTCAAGTTCATATAAAGATTCGCTTTCAGTTGGTTCAACCATTACTGTTCCTGTAACTGGCCAAGATAATGTCGGTGCATGAAAACCATAATCCATTAATCTCTTTGCGACATCTTCAGCAGTAATACCCTCAAAATGTCTGACATCAAATATACATTCGTGTGCGACTCTTCCATTATTACCTTTGTATAATACTTTAAAGAATGGTTCGATACGATGGACTAACCAGTTTGCTGTAAGTAAAGATACTTCACTTGCTTTTCTTAATCCATCAGCACCCATCATACGAATATACATCCAACTGATTGGTAATATACTTGCACTACCTTGTTCTGCTGCTGATACTCTTTGATTCATAAAAGGAACTAAATGTTCTGCAACACCAATTGGGCCTACACCTGGCCCACCACCACCATGAGGAATACAAAATGTTTTATGTAAATTAAGATGGCATACGTCTGCACCATAATTACATGGTTTTGCAAGTCCGACTTGTGCATTTAAGTTTGCACCATCAAGATAAACTTGGCCACCATTTTCATGTATAATTTTACAAATGTCTTTAATGGTTGGTTCAAATACACCATGAGTTGATGGATATGTAATCATAATACAAGACAACTCAAGATAATTCATAAGTGCTTGCTTTTCTAAATCTTTTAAATCGATATTACCTTCATCGTCACACTTAACAGGAACTATTTTCATACCTGCCATCACTGCAGATGCTGGATTTGTTCCGTGTGCACTTGTAGGTATCAAACATACATTTCTTTTATCATCACCACGACTTTTATGGTATTCTTGAATTGCAAGAAGACCAGCATACTCACCTTGAGAACCAGCATTTGGTTGTAAATTTATATCTGCAAAACCTGTAACATCACACAACCATTCTTTTAGATCATCTACAATTCTTTGATAACCATGTGTCTGAATTTTAGGAGCAAATGGATGAATATTTGCAAATTCAGGCCATGATACTGGCATCAGTTCTGCTGCTGCATTAAGTTTCATAGTACAACTACCAAGTGGCATCATACCATTGACTAATGAGAAATCTTTTGATACCAATTCATAGATATATCTCATCATATTTGTTTCACTACGATACTTATGAAATACCTCTTGTTGTAACCAAGGTTTTGTTCTTTGAGGTATACTCAACCATTCATA